CTGGGCGGTGGCGGCGCGAAGGTCCTCCCCATCCAGCCAGGCGAGGAGGAGAAATGACCAGAGAGGAATGGAGCGACCTCGTAATAATCTGTAATGGCTGTGGCAAGCCTATGAGAAAGCTGGGCGAGTGGCCTGTACAGTATCCGAAAGATAGCACTGTCGTAGCGAACCTTCATCAGGCGTTTCGATACCATTGTGAAACCTGTCGAACGCCGCACCCAGAGTGTAAGAAGGGTGTTCCAATCGGTATCGCAATCGTAGATACAGGAGACATGTATGGCGAAAGCAAGCAGACCGCATCCAGCCCACGCCCATATTCAGAGGGCCAAAGCAGCAGCCCAGGCTCATCATGACCAGATCATGCAGCACCTTTCCAATATTGAGCAGGCACTGCCACAAGACCAACAACAGCAGCCTGGGGTGAAGCCCGGTGCTCCGACAGGGCCATCGACTGGCGTTACCATGCCAGGGGGTATGTCACCGTTAGGAGGGCAAGCGGGTGGCTGAGCGTCAAGTCAACGTCAAGGTTGACGGCAAACCCTATCGGGTCAACTACCGGATGCCCGATGAGGAGACGTTGAAGCTCCGCGAGCATGTGAATGGAAGGCTTATCGGACTTCGAACTAATCGGTATAGCTGGTGGGTGCATTGGCGCGAGTGTGCTGATTTTATTCTTCCTCGCCGCTATAAATGGCTCATTACCCCTAACCAGATGGCACGTGGCAGCCCTATTAATCAGCATATCCTTGATAGCACTGGCACTCTTGCTGCTCGAAACCTGGCCGCTGGGCTAATGACTGGCTGCACCGATCCCACCAAGTCCTGGTTCCATCTAAAAATTGGATATATCGACTCAACCCAAACTGGGCCAATATCGTTGTGGTTGACCGAGTGTGAACGCATCCTGATGATGGTTTTCCAAGAGTCGAACTTTTACACCTGCATGGCAGTGTTATATTTTGATCTGGTGGTGTTCGGCACGGGCGTTATGATTATCTATGAGGACTTCGATGACGTTATCACCTGTTACAATCCATGTCCCGGGGAGTATTATCTTGAGGCTTCAGATACAATCAAAGTCAACGCTCTTTATCGAGAATTCACGTATACTGTATCCCAGGTTACTGAGCGATTCGGAATTGAATGCGTGTCACCAGCGGTTCGAGTATTGTATGACATGGGAGGTGCCAACCTAACTCGAGAGATAGTCGTGGCCCATGCCATCGAGCCGAACAAGGATTATAGGAAATTTGGAATTCCACCCCACTTCAAATGGCGGGAGGTTTATTGGGAATGGGCTGGCTCAGCAGCCCCGCAAGGGGGCGCTTCGTACGCGCCGGGAGTGTTGTATAAAGGTGGATTCCATGAGCAGAACTTCATCTCGCCGAGGTGGGATATTGTCGCAAACGATGCTTATGGGCGTGGTCCTGGAATGGACGCTCTTCCGGATATTAAACAACCCCAGCTTGAAGTCAAGCGAAAGGCTCAGGCTATTGATAAGCTTGTCAATCCTCCGATGGTGGCGGATATACAACTCAAGAATCAACCGGCATCTCTTATGCCTGGAGGGGTCACTTACGTAGCAGGGATGCTATCCAATTCGCGCCCAGGCTTCGCACCTGTCTACCAAGTCCAGCCCCCAGTCAAGGAGATCATGGAGGACCTCAACGAGGTCCGCGAACGCATCAAGGAGATCTTCTTTAACAACCTTTTCCAAACGATCTCACAATTCGAGACGAGGTCTAATGTCACGGCTGCGGAGATTGATGCGAGACGAGCTGAGTCAATGATTATGCTCGGGCCGGTGCTCGAGCGGATCGTTGGCGAAGGGCTGAAAATTGCTGTGAATAGGGCCTTTGAGATCTGTTCGAGGTCCGGCATTCTCCCACCAGCCCCTCGTCAGGTGCAGGGCATGGAAGTCGAGATCGACTTCGTGTCGATGTTAGAGACAGCGCAGAATGCATCGCAGATGGCTGGTATTGAGCGCATCTTTCAGTTAGCTGGTAATCTGGCGGGTGTCGATGCGGCAGTCATGGACACTGTTGACTTCGACTACGGTATCCAGAAAGCCTCGCACCTGTTGCACAACGATCCCAAGCTGATCCGGTCGCCGGATATGCTTGCCAAGATTAGGCAGCAGAAGCAGCAACAGCAGCAACAGATGGAGATTGCGCAGCACGCCGACACCGCACAGAAGCTCGCGGGAGGTGCCAAGACACTCAGCGAGACGGATGTGGGCGGCGGGCAGAACGCCCTGCAAGCGATGATGGGAGGGCTCCCAGGTGCCACTTGACCTCAATGATCCGAAAGTGGTTAAGCAGCTTGAGGCCGACGCCAAGGCGCGAGCCCAGATGGATGCTGACACCCTTGTCCGTCTCATGGACACGCAATCGGGCAGAGCGTTCATCTGGCGAAGTCTGGAGTCTTCTCATGTCTTTGCCTCTTCGTTTACATCGGATCCCTTGTTAATGGCCTTCAACGAGGGCCAACGCGTTAAAGGGGTAGAACTTGTGACTCAGCTTATGAAACACTGTCCAAAGAATTATATCTTAATGGCGGAGGAAGCCAATGCCCGAGACACCGCAATTGAACGAAGCATCAGCGCGGACGGAAGCCGGAGAGATCAAGGATCAGACGAGTACCAGCTCGATCTCTACCGTGACCTCGCAACCGGAAAAATCTCCGTCGAGTACGAGCCCGGAAGCGACGAAGCAGCCTGAAGCGAAGCCATCTGAATTGAATATTGCGCCGAAGGCAGGAGCGCCAGAGGCGTATCAGGAATTTACAGCCCCAGAAGGCTATGAGTTCAATCCAGACCAAATGAAAGACGTACACGGTACGTTTAGGGAGCTGGGATTGAACCAGGCCCAGGGCCAGAAGCTCATGGACCTCTACATGAAACAAGTGGTAGAGGCCGAGACGGCGCCATATCGAGTGTGGCAAGAAACCCAGGAGAAATGGCGCACGGAGATCAGGAACGACCCCGAGATCGGTGGTAAGCTTGATCGAGTCAGGGAAACCGTATCGAGAGCGATCGATGGCCTTGGCGATCCTAAGTTGGCAAGGGAGTTCAAGGAAGCTATGGACTTCACTGGCGCTGGCAACAACCCAGCGTTTATCAGGGCGTTCTATAAGCTTGCTCAAATGGTCACTGAAGGTAAGGCCGCTCCGGCAGGTGGACCCTCGCCGGCGGCTCGTCCCGGAGGTGCCAGACCTTCCCTTGCTTCCGCAATGTATCCAGGATTGCCCTCACAAGGGGGCTGAAAGGAGTAAGTTATGGCTACCGTAGGTGGAATTGCACTTACCTACGCCGACTGGGCCAAGCGAATGGACGACGGATATAGGGTCGCCACCATCATCGAGTTGCTCTCGCAAACCAACGAAATCCTCGAAGACATGTTGGTGTTGGAGGGTAATTTGCCCACCGGCCACAAAACTACAGTACGCACCGGCCTCCCACAGGCCACATGGCGCTTATTGAACCAAGGCGTACCAAATGCCAAGTCAACCACTGCACAAATCACAGATACAGTGGGGAACTTGGAAACGTACGCTGTCATCGACAAGGATATCGCCGATCTCAACGGGAACACCGCTGAGTTCCGCCTGTCTGAAGTCAAGGCCTTCCTCGAAGGAATGTCCCAGCAAGTCTCGACAACGCTGATCTATGGCAATCAGTCCACTAATCCAGAACGGTTTACTGGCTTCGCTCCAAGGTATTCAACGAAGACCGCAGCGAATGCGCAGACCGCAGTAAACGTATTGGACGGTGGTGGTACCTCCAACACCAACACCTCTATCTGGATTGGTGTGTGGGGTAGTGATGTTTGTCATGCCACCTTCCCAAAGGGGAAGATCACTGGGTTGCAGCATAGGGACATGGGCGAGTGGCCGGTTCAAGATCTGTCCGGCAACACGTACCAGGCCTATCGTGATCACTTCAAGTGGGAGATCGGGTTAGTGATGAGGGATTGGCGCTATTGGACTCGCGTAGCTAATATCGACGTTACGCAGCTCACTGGCGTTAGCGCAGCGAACCTGATCAACCTGATCATTCGCGCCTTGTATAGGTTACCAACCGCCCCTGCATCGGCAACGACGATTCAAACCTCTGACACGCCAGAGGTTCGGGCCGATATGGGGCGTGCGGTCATCTACTGCAATCGTGTCATCCGTACCTACCTCGACCTCCAAGCCATGAACAAGACAAACGTTTTGCTCCGGATTGAAGAGTTCGAAGGTAAGCCAGTTACCACGTTCCGCGGTCTCCCCGTTCGGACGTGTGATGCTATCCTCTCTAACGAAGCTCAAGTAGTATAGGAGTCCGCACATGATTATGGATGGACAACTTCTCTTCACTGGCAACGCCACCGGAGGTGCTACTCCGGCGTTCGTTGACCTTATCACCACAACTGGCAACAGCTCGAACATCATCGATCTGCACATCGCCGCCCCTCCAGGTGTCCCTGTCCTTGCTTCTGGCCAGGGTGCTCGCGATATGGGTATCGGTGACGATCCTGCGTTGAAGATGCTGATCCAGTGCTGCTCCACCTTCGCGGGTGGGACCAGCTTGTCAGTAGGCCTTCAGGGCTCACCTGATAACGGCTCGGGTGCCCCTTTGGGTTTCGTTACTTGGTGGACCTCCCCGGTAGTGGCTTTGGCCAGCCTCCTTCAAGGCGTTCGGCTGTTCGATATGGATGTACCGAGGCCTCCACCCGGTACACCTGTTCCGAGGTTCCTTCGCCTTGCCTACACCGTGGTAGGAACCTTCACTAACGGTGGTGCAGTCACCAATAGTTCTTGGTTGCTGGGAACAATTGTTCTCGATCGCTTCGACCAAATGTTCCAGGGATCACTCCACGATCAGTTCATTGGTGGATATCCTCCTGGCATCGTTGTGCCCAACTGATGCGCAGGGTCATCCTCGCGGGATTGGTGGGGGCAGCATGCGCTGCCCTTGCCACCACTTGGCTCGTCGCACAGCCAATCGTGCAGAACGCCCTATCGGGCAATGAATGTTGGAACACAGGTCAAGGCCCTGGCGGCCCCTCCACCGGCTTTATCTGTTCCTTCCAAACTCGTAGTTCGTTGGGTTATCTTTCCAACGCTGCTGCCACAACCGGCACCGTTCAGTTAACGCCGCAGCAGAACATGGTCGTCATGCCAGTCCAGTCAACCTCTGGCGTGGTGTTCAACCTGCCACTGATCTCAAGTGGCCTAACTGATGGTGCGGTCGTTTCGTTCTGTAACACCTCCAACGGCGCCTTCGCCACCCAAGTCGTGACGATCACCGCAACTGCTCCAGAGGTCTTCGCCACTGGCGCAACCACTACCCTAACAACACTAGCCGCACGGACTTG